TGAAAAAGCACCAGTATTTCCATCATTAGAAGCTCTTATTGAATAAGAGTGTCCAGTTTCTAAATAGTAAAAGTCATTCATATTAAATACTTGACCTTGAGAATGGTTATAACCAATCATAGGCGATTGATGAGTTTGTGTACCAGTTAAACCTGTGTTTGGTCTTTCAGCATATTTACTATCTGTGTCATTATATAAAAACATTTTAAAATGATTAAAAAGGTGCATAGCCATTGTAATACTAGCCTCATACATACCAGTTGAATTAACTTGAAAAGTATTTGAGCTAGTTGTTCCAATAATATTATATGGATCAGTCAAACTATTAAAAGGTATCGTAACTCTATCGTGTGCATTTTGATAACCAGCGATGCTGTGCATATCCCCAAAACTTCCAGTACCATATAGGTATTCAAACCAAGCTACTCCAGTATGGTTTGATGAAACATCTCCCCAAGTAGGATTAGCACTAGCACCTTGAGTTTTTAAGAATTGACCAGAAGTACCAGCAGCTAGTCTAGCAATAGCACTACCGCTATTATAGTAGAGATCGCCTTGAGCTGTACTTCCAATGTTTAATAAGTCTGCGTCTGTTCCATTGTACCAGCAGAGGACATGATCTGCCAATAAGTTCCGTTTGATACTGCGTTACCAGTTGATGCTAATATACAAACATAACTAGATCCACCAGAGCTTACAACATCATCAACTACATAAGCAGTTCCGTTATTGTAAGGTCCTTTCCAGTTAAATTTGATAGCACCGATATTTACTTGAGCCATATTGAAATTCCTCCTTATATGGTTGCTATTAAAATGCCATTGCTAATGCTAAAGGTAAAACCAGAAGCACTAAATAAGACATCATCGAAAGAGGCATAAGTTGAACTGTCGATATTGTCTGCACCTTTGTTGGTAGTTGTAACTTGTAAATTGTTTGGACCTGGAGTTGGTGTATTCGCAGTTCCTCCCATATTAGAATGACTTGAACAGTAGTAGTAAAGAGTAGGAGCTCCAGTCGCTACAACAATCGTTACTTGCGTTGAGCTATTGTGAGTTACACCAGTTGTATATTCTGATCCACTAGCATGAGTACCATTTGAAGTCGTTGAAAATTTAAAAGGATGAGCTGAAGGATAATTAAATACATAAGTATTACCTTCGTATAATTCTAAAGTATCTTGTTGAACACCATCTATAAAATATTTATTTGAACCACCAACTGAAACTACTGTTACAGTTTTAACTAAAGTTGAGCCAACAAAAGATTTTTTAAATCCATAAACTTCTGCTGAACTAGCAGAGCCTGGTTGAAATCTTGAGTTTCCAGAATTATAAACTAATACTTGTCCATCACTAACACCACCAGTAGTTACATCTGTTAAATCATTTACTGAAATATTTGATAAGCTAAAAGTTCCAAAAGTTACTATCTCAAGAGTATCATTAAGATTTGCTCCGCTTGCCAAAACAACAGAAGTTCCATTCGTTGCAGTTACATCTGTTCCAGCAACAAGCTTAACTCCGTTTAAATATATATCTGCAAATAGAACTCCTCCAGCCACATCGTAAGCCAAAGTATTACTGTTAGCATCGCTTCCAGAAAAAGTAGTTTGATTAGCAGTAGCAGTATATTTAAACCTGGCAGTCGTTCCATTAACGGATGAGCCAGCAAGAGCAAACGATGATCCATCGTAAATTTTTAATTTATTTGCTGTGCTATCGTACCAAAGATCTCCATTGAATTTAGTGAACTTGTCGGAGCATTAGCTGATATTCTATAAACTTCTGCAAAATTATTTACTGAAGTTAAATTATTATTTACATTCGTTACTGCTCCACTAGCAGCAGCTAAAGATGATAATCCAGAAATTCCAGCAAGAGTATTAATATTTGTAGCATTTGAATTTACACTTGAGACAGCAGCCGAAATATTATTAACACCAGTAACAGCAGCTTGAATACCAGAGACAACATTTACATGAGCTTGATTAGTTGAAGTTAAAGTTAATTGTCTCCATTGAGTATTAGTCAAGTCATAGACTTTCATAATATCATTTGCTGTATCAAAATAAATTGCTCCATCCACTAAAGCATTTCCATCATTATCAACAGAAGGATCAGAAGATTTAGCTCCTAGAAATCTGTCATCAAAAGTATCAAGAGCAGCTTCAGCAGCAGCTTGAGCAACTACAGCAGCATTCTTGGCAGTCGTTGCTTCAGATGCTTTAGTCGTTGCAGTTGAAGCCGATGTCGATGCTTCAGAGGCTTTTGTAGTAGCAGTAGAAGCAGAAGAGGCAGCAGCAGTAGCAGAAGAGGCGGCAGCAGTCGCAGAGGATGCAGCAGCAGTTTGAGCTGTTGTTGCAGATGCAGCATCAACTAATAGATCCCATTTTGCACTATCGGTGTTAGTTGTTAATGGTTGAGATCCACTTGAAGTGTGAACTGTGTTAGCCATGAAAATATTATTGGTAGAGGTATCTTTAACAATATCTCTAATGGCATAAGATGTTGAAGCGGACCAGTTTCCTCTGTTAGTTCCAATCTCACTTGTAACAGCTAGCTCTCCAGTATTATCAAAACCTAAAACTTTTCCAGCTCTGTTTGTTGCATCGATTGTAAATTCAGTCGATGACATTGTATTCGTTCTTGATAGTTTTAAAGATCTATCAATCTGTTCTTGTAACTCTTGAGTAATAGCAATCGCTTTATCATGTGCTGTTTCAATAGTATCAGCACTCATTGGATCATTATCAATTAGATCCATTGCTTGAGTTTGTGCAGTAACTCTTCTTAAAATAACTGTTTCGCCAGATGCTGGTATATGACCAGATTGGAAAGTTACAGCTCCACCTCCAGCATTTCCAACATTAGAAATAGTATAATGAGAAGATAAAGTTTTTACAGTTTCAGTTCCACTAGAAGATCTAATGATAACTTGCATCTCACTTTCAGCACTAATTTTAAAAGTATAATTAAAAGCTGTTGTAGATCCATTTCCATTGTAGGAATTTTTTATTGTAGTAGTTGATATAGTCATATTATTGTAGGTCCTTTAGGTCTCCTTGTTTTTTCATCCATTTTTCGGTTGCTTGTATTTCTGCTCTTGCTTCAATCGCTGCATAAAGATCAGTATTTTTAAAATCTTCTTTTGCGTTTAATCTTTGCTGTCTCAACAGCATCTTTGAAGCTTTCTAATTTTGCTGTTTTATCTACTTCGTTTTTGTAATCAGCTGAATTAATTAATTCTGTAAGATCTGCTCTAATATGATTTCCAACTAGATAAGCATAAACAGCATATTCTTTTTCTTTCAATGGAACATTAACTTGAATGCCATAATCTAGTTCAGCAGCTAACTCTTCATTTTCAATAGAGTAGGCTGTAACCATCATTTTTTTTCTTGGTTTAATTGGACTGTAACCAACCTTTGCAGCTTCAACATTTACTGGATGCTCTTCCATAGAAGATACAAAACCAAATTTTGGAACTGCTAATCCTAACCAATCTCTATCTATAAATAGATCGTTTTCCAAACCAGGTATATTTTTTCGGATCATTGATAAAAACTCTATATTTAGTTTTCTAAAATCATCCTTATTAACTAAACCATAATTTTCTGTTTCAATTTTTTCTGATCCAAGATCATCAAAGTATGAAAGCAACATTGTAAAAGGAACCATTCCACTAATAATTCTTTTTACCTTCTTTTGCTATAACTTCACTTTTGGTATTGCTCATCTTCATATTAGAAACAAGATCTGATAATCTTCCAGCACCATTAAGAACTGTTGTATTTAAAAGATTGTCTCCAAAAGACACAGCATAAGCAGTTAAAAAATCGTAAAATTCTTTATGAATATTTTCCCATCCAGAAAAATCTTCTTGCATATTATTAATGATAGCTCCTATATCAGCTGCCATTGCTGCTAAGCATAATAGCTGGCTCAAAACCATTTAAACTTACTTGAAGTTTAGATCCAGTAAGACCAGTTAATTCTTGTATCTCATCTGATAAAAAATTATGAAATCTAAAAGATTTAGGTTGCTTGTTTGCAGCCTTTTTTTAATTCGTATTTTTTTCTTCCTCTTACATCTGGATCTGATCCATGAAATACACCAAAATAACCTAATGGTACAAAGGTTGCCATAAAAGCCCATCCCATAACTGATTTAGCTTTTGCTATTTCAGCATCTGCTCCACCTTTTTTTAAAGCATCTCTATGACTTCTTAAAATTCTATTAGCACCAGGAGATCTTTCTAAAACTGCACCAGTATATTTCCTGGAGTTCTCAAGAAAGTAAAATATTGAGAAGATATAATTGTTATTGGATTTAAAGCTTTAACATTTTTTAAATTTTGTACAGCACCAGTTAAGTCTCCAACAACATCATTTCTTTTGCTTAATGGTGTTTGAAAAGTTCTTCTTAATGCAGCTTCATAAGCAAGCTTTGTCATTTGCTCATCTGGATTAGTAACTAAAGCTGCTAAATAATCTGCTCCTTTACTTCTATTTAGATTACCCATCTTAATTTGTTTTAAAGTATCTCTAAAAGCTAAAGCATAAAGTTCACTTTGATATGCAGAGTTTTTAAAATAGTTATCTGCATTCTGTAAAAATTTATAAGGCAGTCTATCAATAGTTAAATTCTTCCGCTAACATCTATAAACTTTCCTAGTACACTTTTATTATCAACTCCAAAAGCATCTGAAGAAAAAGCATTAACTGGACTTTCAAATTTAGTTCCAGCAATTTGACTTTCTACACCTGGAGCATTCTTATAAGTTTTTAATGGATTAGAAGCTAAAGGTTTTACTGATTTCCATTTTTGACTAAATGCTCTGAACATATTAGTTGCTGCAAGATGTTCTCCAAAAGCAGCAGCCACATCTTCGTATTCAGCAACACTATCGATAGTTTTACCGCCATACATTCTAGCAGCAATCTTTCTTTCAGATCTTTCCATTGCTTTATAGATCCAGTTACCACCAATGTTTTTGACATGTGTCATTGGACCAATCAAAATATTGTTTAAGAATATTTCAACTAAAGCATCTGAAGTTTTTGAGCCAAAACTTTTTTCTGCAAATTTAATCTTATTTACTAGACCAGGAGTTTCTCCATATAATTCAGCAATCTTTATAATTTGCTCTTTACCTCCTAAATTCATTAGGATGTTTTTTCTATTTAACTGATCTAAATTAATGTTCTTAATTATACTGGTGTTATTAGGCTCTTTCATAATGTTAAGAGCTCTAGCTGTTTCTGTTTGAACACCTTTATAAATTTTAGTTAGTTCAGCAGTTAAAGCATGCTGTTGAGCAAACTCTAAAGCATTCTTACTATTATCTCCGCCTTCAGATAATAATTTAGTTCTTAATGCTTGTAACTTTTGATGCTGTGTAATTAATAAATTCTTTGCTGCTTTTATTTCATGTGCATTTAAAGCAGATCCAGGTCTTAATTTTAAAAGATTAGCAGTTAAAGTATCTGCATTATCAACACCTAATAAAGTTGCTAGTTCGTTTGTTTCTTTCCAAGATACAACACCTCTAGTTTGTTTCTTAATACTTTTAGAATATTGATTACCAAGAACTCTAATACCAGCTAATACATCATCACTACTATTAATTTTATTAAAATTTAAAATATCACTTTCGTTACCATCTAAATTAGCTTTCTTTAAAATTTCTTCTTCTTCAGTTAAGAAATCATCAACTGCTTTTTTAGATGATGACTTTGGAGGCGAAACTTTATAATTAACTTTTTTAGGCTGTAAGTTAGGAGCAACAGTAGAAGTTTTAACACTTAAATAATCATCTCCTCTACTTATAGTTTCTATTGCCTTTGCTTCTCCAGATTGTATCTTTTCAATTTTACCTTGAGCTTCTTCTAATAAAGTTTTGCTTTCTTGTTTTGTAAATTTTTCTGTACCTATTGGAAACTCTTTTGGTTTTACCTTACTTTTTCCAATGGCATTAATTATAGCTTTAACTACCATGTTTTTTTATTCCTGTGATTTTTGAAAATAAATATTTGAAGCTATTTATTTATTACTATTAATTTGTCGTTTGTGAAATACTATTGTTTTCCATACTATCCGATACTGCTTGAGCTCCCCAGTATGATAAACTCACTCCACCAAGTAATTCAAACAGAGGTTGACTTGAACTTGTAACTCCAGTTTTCATCTCATCTGATAATTCTAAAATTGTAACTGGCATATCTTTATTTTGTCCAATGATTGGTTTTATTAAAAAATTATCATCATAAACTTTAGCATTCCATTTCTTGGCATACTTCTTCATGTAGCTTGGAATAGTTTTGTCATATAATCTAAACTTACCAGCTCCAGTTCCAGTTACTTCAGTTTTCTCAAAAACTTTTAAAGCTTTTATCAGTATCATCTGCTTGTAAAATAAGCTTTTGTTGTATTTCTGCTAAATTATTTTCTCAGATACATCTTTTGATAAATTTCTAAAATTTTCAAAGAAGCTTTCATCTCCAGGAACACCATAAATAGTTCTTTCAATTTAACTTTTTTGCCATTTTCATCATTTAAACGAATAAAAAATCCTTTGCTATTTACAACACCATCCATATCTACTTCGCCTTCCATTTTATTTATAACCATAGGCTCAACATCTACTGATTTTATTTTAAGAATTGATTTACCATATCTATTAGCAGCCAAATCTCCTTTAGGAATTGCAATAGCATCAAAGCCATTATCAGCAGCATATCTAGTTAATCTTTTAATAGTGAACTCATACCAATTATTTTTAAATGGAAAGTCTTTTAATACTTTATCTCCATAAGCAATGCCTTCATTGTCCACATATCTAACCTTTCTATTACTTGCAAATAAATCATTGTTTTGATGCTTGTAATAAATCTGATTGCATTTCTTCAACAGCTAAAACCTTTTTACCATTAGGTAATATTCTTGTTTTAAATCTTACATGAGCAAACTCATTTGATTGATTAAAATGATTTGGAGATTTATAATCAATAGCAGTTTTAACTTCTTGTTTTAACTTTATTGCCAGCAAGTGTTCCAAACTCTCCTTCAAGTATTGCTGGAATATCTCCATCTTTATTTTTTATTTTAAATACTAACTCTGTATAATCATCTCCACCAGGAGACAGTATATTTTTCAAATACTGTATTATTACCTTTGTCCATTCTATATTTATTAAAATTTCTTATGTCATCCTCTATAACAAATCTTTCTAGTTCAAGAGGCTTCATTTCATACTTTGTTAATACTGTATATTCGTTAGGTAAATTACTTAATGCTTCTTCTGTAACAATATAGCTTTCTGTTTTTTGTCCATTAGCTCTTACAAAAGTTAAATCATTTGTCCAAGATGGCAATGGTTTTGGAACTTCAATAAGAATACCAGTATATTTTCCAGTTGTTTTATTTAACCAGCCAGCATTATCTAAAAGTTTTTCAAGAGTATTCCATTTTGTTCCAGTTCCCATAATTTCAACAAAATCATCCATACCTTCAATTAATGGATTTCTTGTTAAAGATGAAAAATCTTGAGGAATATTTACAGCATCATCTACGACCACTCTATCTAGGCTATCAGATCTTGATCCATAGTTAGTAAAATTAACATTATATTTGTCATAGTTAGGAGTTACACCATCTGCTAGATCACTATCTCTCCATCTAGTTTCATAATCATCAACTGTTTGTCTTAATTCAGATGATAATCCAGATTGACTTTTACTTGATAGTTTAACTTCAGAGACATCAATTTTATTTGCATTGATGTATTCTAAAACTTCATCTTTACTTACTTTCTTTTTACCTTTTAAAAATCCTTCCAGGTCCATCCATTTAAGTTCAGAAGCTTTAACACCAGATGTATTTTTAATTGTATTAAATATTTGTTCTCCACTTGCAACTGTTGGAATTTTATCTGCTGCATCTACAACAGCTGATTTAAACATTGGAGCACTATCAACAGCTTTTAAAATACTTTTAATAGGAGATCCTTCAGCTTCATTGTCAGCAGTCATACCAACAACAGCAGCAGTTGATCCAGTTACTGTTGAGAATTTAGGAAGATATTGCTTCATAAATTTAAACGCATCTATAATGCCTGGAATAGCAGTTCCAAAAGTTCCATATTCTAATGCCTGGTGTACTTCATCTGCTATCTTATCAGCTGGAGTATCTGGTAGTATTCCAATTAATCTTTTAAGTTCTTGAACATCTTTTTGAAAAGGAGCAAAGTAAGTTTTATCTCCATCTCTATCTACATTCTCTACACCAACTGCACCAAAGGCAGCTGAAAGAAAGAATGCTGGATATTTAGGAACACCAGCTTTTCTCATCATATTATAAGCTGGAATAGAGTAGGCACTATCTTGAACAACAAGACTTAATATATCTTTTACCCATCCATTATCTTTTTGTTTATCAAATAAGTGTTGTCTGTACTCTCCAAGATTATCTGAAAAATGTTTTGCAACTCGCATAACATCTCCTTCAGTTTCTTGATTAAAAAATTCTTTAGGTAAAGCAGTTGCGATAGGAGCACTCTCAAACATCTTGTAAGCAAGAGGCATTAGATTAACCGCAACATCTGCACCATTAACAGCTGCAAGCTGCATGCTAGTTAAAAAATCTTCAGTTTCATTTGTTAAAATATTTCCAAAAGTCTCAAGATAATCTTTAGCAGTAGATGCAACAGATGTAGCATTCTCTTCTACAAATTTTGTTTTATCACTTTCAGAATTAAAAACTGGAAAATCTATTGGCTCAATATTTTCTGTATTCTCATATCCTTCAAGAACAGAAGTATCTTTATTATTATCTTTTAATAATTTGTAAGCATCGCTATCTCTAACTGATCTTTTGTTAAAGTCTGGCAAATAAACATTATCTATTAAATCATTCATATTAATCTATATTTTTAATTGTAAATTTACTTGTATGAGCTCCATCTTTTGTAGCCCAGGTAAATTTTTCTGTATTGTCTTTTCCTGGAGCAACACTCATTCTAATTGTAAGAACATCTCTTACAAAATTTATTTGATCTAAATCGTCAATTAATTTTTTAGCATCGAAAGATGATTTGTTTGAAGTTTCAAATCTTTCTAAAACTTGTTTTGCAACATTATCAAAATAAGAAGTGTCTGCTAATGCTGTATTCCAATTAACACCTTTAACTGGAAAAGGTAATGTATTTAAAGTTGGAATATGGTCCTCGTTAAAATCTTCTTCAAGAACTGATAAGTAAGCATTCTCTGGAGACATACCATCTAAAACTTTTGCGTTATAACTTTGTAAAATAAATTGTTCTTTATTAGCAATCGCTGCTGAAAGAGCTTGACCTTTAGCACCTTTAACAGTTGAGATGTTTCTTATGTTTGCATTAATTAATTTTGAATAAAATTTGTAATCTCTATGACTTTCAAAATCTGATTTAGATTTATCGACTAAAGCATTAAATTGACTAATATCACTCATAGCCATATTTTTAAGAATATTGTTATCTGTTATGTATGACTTCTTAATATCGTCTAATGCTTGAATAGTTTTTGCTGAATGAAGTTGAGTAGTAATTGCCATATATATTTCATTATCAGTCATTCCATCTTGAGCATCTTCAGTTATAAAATCTGAAATCTTAACAAACATAGCCTCATTAATGATGCCATTTTCATACATTTGATAAACCTCATTAATAGTAGGCATTTCATTTTTAGCATCTGCATCGGTAGTATTTTTTTGAAACTTATCAATTCTTAATAAGACTTCGGTAAATGCACCAATTTGAGTTTCTTGATCTTGTAGATCTATTAATCTTTCTTTTCTTTCTCCATCAACTCTTTTGGATATTAAAGCTGTCTTTGCTTTAAATACATATTCTTTAGCAGCATCTGCACCAACAGCTTCAATTAAAGCTTCCTGGTTTTGTAAAATTTCTTTTGGATTGATTTGAAGATTAACATTTAATAATAAATTGTTTTTAATTTTAGTTTTAGCTTTAACTAATGTTTGAAATTCTTTCTCGCCAATATAACCAGCAGCAGCTTTGTTATTAATTAATTTTTCAAAAGCAATAGTACCAATAGCCATCTCTGCCTGGTCCTTACTAATCATTTGACTAATTGCTATATCAAAACTTTCTCCTAATCCTACTGTAAAATCTTCAATATTATTTTCTACAATTTGACTATTTAGTTTTGGAACTAATAAAGAAGCTTTTTCTGCAAGCTTACTTTTTAATAATCTTTGAACTGGAATACTTTGACCATTAAGAAAATTCTTAAAATTACTTGGCTCTAAATCTTTTATTAATTTGTTTGGAGCATCAACATCTCTACTTTCTTTATATTTAGAATATTTTTTATCTATTTCTAAAGATAAAGCTGGTAATGCTTTATTATAATTATTTGTATCTTCAATAGCATACATATCCTTCTGAATAGATGCGATTGACTTTGCAACATCTGTTATAGCTGCACCTCTTTGAGTTGCTAAAGAAAATGGTAATGCAAGAGCAGATGTTCTTGGAGTATTACTATCTTTAATATTAGCTTTACTATTAAATATTTCTAACTTTGCCATTATACGATTACTAATCTTCCAGCTCTTTGAGAAGCAGATCCCATAGTTAATAAACTTCCAGCAGCTTTCATATATTCTGTATTAGCTGTCATCTTACCTTTAAACTCTTCGCCTCTACCTCTAGCTTCAATTAGAAGAGATTGATTAATCATATCTGTTACAGCAACTTTAGAATTATAATCTGCTATTGCTACATCAAAAGATTGTAACTGTTTATTTTTAATGGCAACAAACATTGGAGTTGTTCCAGCTCTCATTTCTGCACCAGATCTTAAAGACTTAACAAAGAAATCTGAAAACTGTTGATCTTGTTGATCTAGTAATCTTGGCTTCTCAACTGTTTCATATACTTTTTGTTTTACAGCTGCTTTTTTTCTTTCGTATTGTGCTTCTTGATAAGCAACACTTGCATTGTATTTACCGATTGCTTTTGCTGAACTAGCAGCAGCTAAATTACCTATGAAACTCATATATCTTTGCCATCCTATAATAGTTAGTTTGGTCTGGACCATACTTGGTCATCAAACCTTCATTTTTTAAACCAAGCCATTCGGCAAACCGAACACCAGTTATAAATTCTTCTTTGACTGCTGTTTGCAATCTCCAAACTTCGTTGTTCTTACAGAGATAATCTAATCTTCTCTTGACCGCAGAAGCTGCTTTAATTTTGTAATCATGAACTCCTTTACTTGCCATAACCCAACCTTCAGCAACTCCATCCCAAAGAGGAATAATGCCACCAGAAATGATAGGATTATTGTCAGCCAATAAAGTGAATGAAAGACCAAACACTTTAGTATCAATTCTAGTTTCTGTATAACTCGCATCAATATCCATTAGTTTATGGTTTAATCCAAACTCAACCATCTCATCGCCATGATGTCTTTCGTAAGGAACTATTTTAAAATTAGCCATCCGATGTAACTAGAGTTGGATAGATTGCTAATATTGAACAAGGAAGAGGCTGATCTTGTTTAATAAATATAAAGCCATCCGAATTATAGTCATCGTTAAATTCAATTTCTTTGTCTCCAGAAAGTAATGTATCAACTGGATTACTTAATAAAGATGATGTTGTTCTAAAAGGAATAGTCTCTAAATTTGTTAATGAAGGTCCAACCTTTACACCAACTGTTTCAAATAATCTTAAAACTACTTTTGAAATTCTTTTTGTTTTACCTTGAGATGTACCTTCAGCAGCTCCACCTTCAATTCTCATTGTTTGTAAAACACTATCATAAGCTAAACCAACACATGCTTTAGTAACTGATCTATCTAAAGATATTGCACCAGAGCATTAACAACTTTATTTGCATGAGTAGATCCATCAGCCAAGTATAGAAACTGTTTGACCTTCTAAATGTGCTAATCCACTTAATGTTGTTGTTGCTGATCCAGAATAGGAGAGATGGCTATCTAAAAATTTAAAATCTTGTTGCAGATGTTTCATCAAAATCAAAATCAGAAAAACATTCTACATATCTTTTAGTTGCACCATTGATTGTTCTTTTAACAATAACCCAAACTTCATCTTCAGTTAAAACTCCAGAAATTGAAGCAACACTTTCACAAACTGCATTACCACTTCCAAAAGCTCCACCGAATATATGTCTTGACCAGGCAATTACATTTTCAGATCTTTGATAAGTTAAACAAGCTAGAACTCCATCATCTCTTACACACCAAATATTACTATCTGGCTCTTGTTGATATGCCATTTCATTAATTCCAGTATCTAGTAACTGTCTCATTTAAGAATGTTAAGTCTGGAGCTTGATAACCATCACTATCAAAGTTGTATTGTAGTTCTCTAATTTTTCTTTTTGCTTTTTGTAAAAACAATATTGCGTTACCAGCTGGAATAGCATCAACATTAGCTGATCCAAAAGAACTTTGTCTTTTAATTGTAATGTTAGTTGGTGTAATACTCGCATCTGTTCCATCAGCTGATACTGTAAATTCTCCTCCAGTAGTTCCAACCACTAAAGTTCTTACTGCTTTTAAATATCTAATGGCATTAACTTGATTAGATGCAATCGTATAAACCATAGCATCATCAGCATTAGTACCAGTAGTCATGTTTTCATAATCTCCAGCTTTAGAAAAAAATAATGTTTGTGGCTCATCTGTAGTTCCAGCAAAAACTAATCTTTGTTCAAAGAATGATACAACTTGAAGGATGACCAGTCGTATCTGAAAACGCTCCTAACTTCCAATCTGTCTTAGCATCAGTATTAGCAAATGCAGTTGTAATTGTACAAACAACAACTGTCGTACTGGTCTAGCTGTAATTTTAGCTTTACCCACTATTAAAAGATATTATTCTTCCAACATCGGTAGTTTGAAATCCAGCTCCACCATTTATTCCAGTAACCGCAGAAGCAGTAATATTAACGCCAGATCCAGTTGCAGCTTGAGCTGGTGTTAAAGTTGTAGCTGTCGTATTTGTTGCAAATAAGGTCCATCTGTAAAATCAACTTCTGCTAATGTCCAATTAGTATGACCAGTTCTTGATAAGCTTCATCACTTCATGATTTGGATGTGTGATGTACATAACATCAGCTGATTGAGCAAATTTAATATCAAACAATTCTGCTGTTAAATATGGTGATGATATTTCATAAGCTGATCCACCAGATAAGATCTGACCTTTATCTTTAAAAAATCTAATATAAGTATTTCCAAATTCTAAAATATAAGTTTGAGTAGTTGAAAATTCAAAAGGTATTAATCTTGTTTTAGCAGCAGCTTGATTTAACTTCTGCAATAAATTGAGTACCTACTCTTCTAGTAGCAGCACCTTGAGGATGTACTAAAAAGTTTTCTAAAGTTTTTGCACCAGAGCTATATTTTCAAAATCTGTTCTACCATCATTTTTGGAGAAAACTCTCCTGATACAAAAGATGTTAAAGCAAGTGTTGTTCTTGGCATATTTTTTAAAAATTTCTTGTTGAGTTAAACCTTGTTCTTCTCTTTTACATTTAGTTAGTTGGATCAATTTCGCCTTCATTAATAATTTCTACTAATGCGTATCGATAAACTTTTGTGTCATCATCTCCCCATTGAAAATGAAGAAATTTAGGCTCTGAATATTTTTCTATTAATCTTGGATCAAAAGATGAGTTGGTCATTATAATCTAGCATCAGTAAATTCGTTGCTTTCTACTGTCCTAATATTTTCTGTTGCATCTATAAATCTTGCCTCTCTTAATCTTTCATCTGCTCTCACCATATAATTATTGCTAGTGTTGCATTGTTAGTTAATTGCATAAGCTAATATCTGCAGCAAGTTGATGAGAAATACTTTCTTGTAAATAAGTATCGTAATTATTTGGATCAGTATCTAAAGCAATATAAATTAAAAAACAGTTCCTTCATTAGTTACAATATTTCTACCTTCTAATTTATAATCAATACTTGATGCAATACTATCTGTTGTTCCATTATGAATTTTTAAAACTCTTAAACAATCTGAAGGTAAGAGCATAAGCATAGAATATTCTACTACTGGAGCTGTACTGTTTTGAGCTAATTGAACTCTTTTGTGTAAACAGTTCCAAGCATGAGATCTAAATACTCTATTTCTTACTGGCTCATATCTTTGGTTACATAATCTAGCATTCTTACTATCATCTGTTAATGCTGAAATTGTTGATGCTCCTAATAAGATTAAGAGCTGAATTTGCTATATCTACTGCACTTGCCATTATGTTTTTTCTCCTTGTTCCTACATGAAAATCTAATTGCTAATTTCTCATCTTCGAAATCTTCTTTATAAAGTTCGTTTAATAAAAAATGTGATTGTTTGTATCCTTGGTTTATACAAGCGGACCAATTATCAAATGATCCAGTAATACTTTCGTTATTACATTTAGTTTCTGCTGTTGCATAACTACACACATATAAAATTAAAAGGTATTTCACTTTAACATTTCCATCTTCGTCTTGCTTGTCTAATTCTTGAATTAGGATTATTTTTAGTTTTTGCAGAAGATCTCTTCAGTTGTCCTAAAGATCTTGCACAATATGATTTTCTTCTTTTCGCAGCCTTTGATCCTTTTTTAACTTTACCAGTTACTGCGGTTTTTAATTTTGATCCTGGATTAGCTCTTCTATAAGCTTTCACTCCAGCCTTTGTCATTCCAGCACCTTTTTTAGTAGGTCTGTAATTTTTTTTATTTCTTGAAATTGCTCTTGCCATTTGACTAATGCCTGGCGGATTTCTCCGCCAAACAAAATGATTATTGACTACTCAACTGTGTACATAACCCAACAATGAATAGAGCCACTTATAGTTGCTCCACCAGTTGTAATTACAATATCAGTTTCCGCAGTTGTTCTGTAACCCAGACCAGTCATCGCAGTATTAGCAGCAGTAGAGCCACCTAACATTGATTGTGTTTGACCAGCAGCATTCCATGTACCAACAGCAGCTAAATATCTGTCATCGTCTCCGCTGTCTCCAACTTTTAAAGTTGAAGATCCGCCTAAAGCATCACACTTTAGAACAACATCCATTATAGTTGCGTTAGTTGGTATTCTACCAATCGTTATATCTGATCCAGATGCAAGACTTGAAGCTTCATAGTTATCGTATGAAACTCTCATCTTTCCACCAAGAACTTCGCTGTCCACTTTAACAATAGGATCAGCAGTTATATTTGTGTAATTTACACCTTTAACACTTGCCATGATATATATCTCCTATTGATTAAGCTTCATGAGCTTGGATTGTTACAACTTTATCTTCTTCCATTCTTGTTGCACCGATTGACTGGCAAACATAAACTTGATGAGCATAACCTTTGTCAGATCTCTCATCAATTCTAGTCATTAAGTCTTGACCGATAGCCATCTTACATGCCATCCATTGCCCAAACTAGGCAAAGTCTTTTAGATGATGCAGATGTAAGTCTGTTAGACACTATAAAGTTGAAGCCAAGGAATGAATTAACTTCTCCATTCGCTAAAGCTTTAACCGTATTAAAATCACTAGATGTAACTTCTGTAGTTCCTAATAAATCTGTGATCTGTTTTGGCCAACAGCAATGTATCTAGCGATTGACTTGGATCAACTGAAGCTGCATCAAGAATTCTTTTGCAGATCTTAATTTAGCAATAGTTAAACCAGCAGTACCACTTTCAGTTATCTTTTGGCTTGACGGAAGAGCAGTAGATGTAGATCCAGTCTCTCCAGTAAAAGCTGTTCCAGATGCAGCAGCGATAATTTCATCATCTTGAGCTCTTCCTAATGCGAAAGCAGCAGCAGAGGCATAAGATGATGTTGGATCGATTAGAGTACGAATTTTATCTTGGTTATCGATAAGATCTGCGTACTCATAATCAACAAGACTTACTCTTCTTCTTGCATGTGGTGTATCCATCTGTGGAGTATCAGCATGTCTTGTAGTTCTTTTAACTGCAAGAGCACTTCCGACTTGATCAAAAATGCATTTTTGCCGACAACAGTTTCAACATCAACAGCAGATCTCAGCAAGTGAGCCTTTTTGTTGTGATAGCATTTGTACATTGTTTGAATACTGCTGTACAAAAGCTGTAGTAATTTGATTAGACATATTTTCTAATCTCCTTATGTTGTTATGGTTGATTTAATCGATTTGATTGTCTCCAAGAGGAGGTCGTATCTGTGAATTTTAAGACTTCACTTTGTCTTTTTTCTTGGCGGTCTTTTCAGATTGTCGCTTTGAAGTTTGCATAACCCAGTCAAAATAATTTTCAGCTATTGGCAGAGGATCTCTTCGATCATTCTCTGGACCAAATTCAGTTGCTAGTCTTAAACATTCAAGTCTAACTTCTGTGTCTGTTATTATTTCGCCTGGCTCAAATTTTTCATTAGCCATTTAACATCTCTCTTAACTTCAAGACTTCTTGAACTGCTTTGTTATGATTTGGATGTGTTTTGCTCCAATATGCAGATCCTTCTTGAGTTAGTTCGTTAATTTCTTTTTCGATGTCTTTAGCTGTCATATATTCAGATCCATCGCCTTTGATGATTTCATCTTCAGATAATTTGTCAGCTAGTTCAGAAAAAGCTTTTATAACTTTAATGTTGTCTCCAAGTCTTGATCCATCTTTAAGATAAGTATTTTCTAAAAACTCTGATCCTAAAGAATTAACTGCAAGCTTTTTAGCCTGGTCAAGTCTCTTATTAAATTGAGGTCCAAACTCTGCTTTTAAGTTCAGTCTCAGTTTGTAATCTGTGCTTCAGCAGCAGCTTCTTCTTGAGATGCAGCATTGTTACCATTCATCTCATTATAAAACTTAATTAAGCCTTCAGCTTGTTTAGGAAGTAATCCTAATTGATGAGCAGCTTTATTAAATTCTTTAACTTGCGTTTGATCCAGTTCTTGATCTTTGATGTTATATTGATAATCATCTGGACTTTCTGGAGCACCCAGTTTTTTAAATACTTCATTCCAATCCTCGTCTGTTGCATGCTTATTAGGAACTGGAATTTTATCAGCTCCAACTAACTTTTGTGCATGGAGATAACTTTTTACGAAATCTTCCATATTGTTAAAATTGTCCAAAGCTTTTTCTTCTTTGAAACCTTCAGGAATTAAATCTTTAAAATTTGTTTCCTGGTTTTCTGCAACTTCAGTTATTACAGTATTATTCTGAACAACTTCTGTTGGCTGTTCAGATTGCTCCGCTGGAGCAGTTGTCTGATTTTCCATTAATATACCTATTGGTTATTTTGATTTTAGAATTGCTTTAATAAAAAGAAAATTGATCTTTGTCCTTCTAAAAAAGCGGTCTCATGACTGTTATCTTTTGAGAAAGTAGTCGAACTCTCATGACATCTTATTGAGATGTCCTCTAAAACTCTTTTGCCTTCTTCTGTTCCAAAAACTGTTTTGTAATCTTCTCGGAGCTGTTTAACTTTTTTTTCTATTTCTTTATTGTGATCCATCTTGAACTACTTTTGCCATTGGAGCTGCATTCTTCGCCATTTGTGTTTCAGCCATTTGTTGCTGCATTTCCATTTGTTGTGCTTCTTGTTCAGCTCTTTCAGTTCTAATTTGTTCTACTTCAGCATCTGATTTAATAACTTTTGCTGGTAATCCTAAAATATCAATAATGTTTTTAACTAATCCATTCTCATCGATGTAATCCATAACTGGCATTGTTTGAGCAAGTGATCCAAAGATTTCTAATCCTCTCATTAATGAGATTGAAGCTCTTGTCCTCTTTGTGCTAATGCCATTGGAGATACAAATTCTATTTTTAATTCTTGTTGCTGAAGAATATCTGGAGATTGCATAAACAATCCATTTCTTAAAAGAATATTAAATACTCTAGTTATTAATGGAGATAATAATTCAGATTGTAATCTACCTAATACTGGACCAAGTATTCTCATCTTCTCTTCTTGTCTTTGAATTACTTCAGTCGCTGTCATGTTTCTATTTTCAGTTACAACTAACTGATCGATATGAAACATTTTATTAATAGCATCTCTTCTTTGATTTTCGTTATTAATAGTAATTGTATTATTAGCATTAATATTTAATGGCTCAATTCGATCTCTTGATCCAGATCTATAATAATTAATACTGCCTGGAGACATTCTAATAGGAGCTAACATTCCGTCATCTGGAATGAGTAGAGGAGGATCAATTTGTTTTGCAGCAGCTTTTAAACTATTTTCTACCATTTTATTTAAAACTTTTACATCTGCTAAAGCATTCATTCCTGGAGATCTTCCATACTGTTCAGTAGAAGCTTTTAAGTATCTTGGAATGACATAAGGATTTTCTAAAAAACCACCTAATGAAATTATATGACCACTATCCATATTCAAAATAAATACTTTGAAATGGCATATTCTTTTTATCTTTTTTATTAGGATCAAAATCTAATCTTGGTCTAACAACATGAACTAAATCTATATCATCAAATGGATTTTTGTTTGCTGTGTTTTGTACTTCTCTTGATACATTTTCAAATCCAAATTTAGATATAACAGCTTGAGCTGGCATCTTAAATCTTCTGTATAAAGTATCGACAAAACCTTTTTTATTTTCTTGGATATAAATTTCTTTAATGTGTCTTGCAGAAAAATTTAATACATCTTCTTGATCTTCTTCAATCATTAAGCATGATGTGCCAAAGGCAATCAGATCATGATAACATTCAAATATTTCTTGTTGAAAGTTTGATTTAGAAATTACATCGTACATTCTTTGTGTACTATCTTCTAACCATTCTTTCGCTTCATCGCTTTCATTTAATTGTGTTTCTTTAAATCTTAATGAAAACCATCTATTCGCAGATGAAGTCAACATACCATGCAGAGATGCAGCTAAAAGTTCAAGAGCATGTATAGCCGTTGCATCAAATATTTGTGTATGTCGTTTATCGCCTCTTGCTCGTTCTTTTGTGATCTCTGCTTTTCTAGGTAACATAAGATCTGCTACTTCTTGCCAATGGCTTTCAAAGTTGGATCTTTTTTCCATTAACCTAGATAGGTTGTCTTTTAGCTGTTTAGCCAAAGTTCTAAATTCTTGTGATTGCATTATCTTTTCTTTTTTCTTTTAGCTTTATTCTTTTTGCTATTTGGAAAACCAGCTTTCATATTTTTGTAAGCTTTAGCTGATATAGTTGATTTCTTTTTAGATCTGGAAGTACCAGCTTTTTTTCTTTTATTTATATTTCTGTATAAGCTCATAATTTATCCTAATAAAACTTTTTTACTTAAAGTTGCGTTTGATTTGTCTCCAGTAACAGAAGTTAAGATTGTTTTAGTTTTCTTACCTCTTTTGTTAGCAACATTGATTTCGTCTTGCGTCATCTCCACTTCTGTGGGAGCTGTCTTATCAGCTGTAATTAAATCGGACTTCACTTCAGTATTATCCATTTGTGAAGCTACTTTTGGTTGTTCAATAGATTTTTTATTTTCTCCAGTTCGACCATCTCTTGAGATGTCATTTCCATAAGCATCTGTTCTTCCAGAAGTTCTATTATCAATATAACTTTTATATTGTTTCTCCTGGTCAGTAGCACTCATGCTTAAAAATTCTGTTTTAGTTTGACCTTTAAAATTTTTTGATCCTAAAACTTTATCAGTATAAAAATCTCTAGTAACTTTTGATCCAGCTTGTAAAGGTTTAGATAATATTGCAGCAGCAGCATTAACCATTAATGATGGAGTTTTAACTCCTTTCTTTATTTTTTCTGCACCACGATTTCTAAAAGCATTTGGATTATCAGATTTATAAATCTAGTTCTTTTACCTTTTTCATTTATATTACCTACACCAATTTTAGTTGCAGTAGTTCTATTGGTCCAGCATCTGTTCTGCCGCCACCTTTTCCACCAGAAGGTCCACCCATAATTATTTATCTCCAAATGTTAAAGTTGATTTAGTTTCTTTAGTGTCTTTAGTTTTAGATTTGCTTAACTTCGTTCTCATAAGTTATATCTTCTAAAATTAAAATCTTTGGAATGTCTAAAGCTTCTTCTACTTTTTTCTTTTTCTTTTGAAAAAATTTAGTTATTGTTGAAAACATAATTAGCCTAGTAAAGTTTTCTTATCGACATTTGCATCTTCGATTTCGTTTAGTCCGCTACCAGTTAAGATAGTAGATCTTCTGCCTTTTCTTTTTCTTTCAGCTTCTAACATCTCTGCTTTAGCAGCAGCATCTCTTTCCTCATCTTCGTAATTAGGAACATCAACTGGCTCTGGCATAACGATTGGAGGAGGAGCTGGAATTTTTGGTTTAAATATTGATCCCATAATTTTTTAAAGTATTGCTAAAACAATTATGATTACAGCCACTACTGCACATGTTGTTTTATGTTCTTGAATAATATGTGGAATATGTTCTTTTATTTTCATTATAGTACCTTGTAGTTAGTGTCAGCAACTTGCTGTCTTTTGTTTTGGTTATATTTATTTTCTGTTATTCCAGTTGCTAAAGTTCTTAACGCATCACACGCATGTGAACTCCAATCATGGACTGGTTTAATTTTGTAAGTTCTTTCTTTGTCAGAAAACTTACGATGGTAATGCCTTAAAGCATTTATTAATTTTGTGCAGTTATCGACATCTATTAGACATCTTGGCAAAAGCATCTTTACAGCATGTATGCCATCTTCGATTGCCATCCTGGGAGCAACTTTAAAACGCAATCCCATTTGATAAGCAACTTCTCTTCTGGTTTTACCAGATCCAAATTCAGTCTGTTCCAAATCATGCGGTCCATAGTTTTGACCAATTACATAATCTTTTTCTTTTATAACTTCCGCATAGTGAGGCAGAGGCTCATTGTTGTTTTCATAGAAATCAACGATGTGGATCATGTGTCCAATCTGTTGGAAAAATATTAAACTTGTTGCATCATTAAAACCTAGATCCCAGGCTACATTTACTGGATAACTAGGATCTACTGGTACTCTTGTTATCTGCTTTTTGTCCTCCAAAGAGGCAATAACATCTCCATATATAGAGCCTTGAATATTGCCGATAAAAGAACATTCAAATTCTTGTTCGTATTTTTGAGAGCCCATCACAGTCAAAGCTGCTGCTAACTCATCATCATCAACTATCTTTGTTTCACTTGCTTTTGCTACATGAAGAAACCATTTAGGATCTCCTTGAGCTTTTTGGTAATAGTCATAAAAAAGATTTGCCATTCCTTTTGGTGTTCCAACCAAAATCATAAAACCTTTCCTATCAGATAAAGCTGGAGTAATTACTTCTGAAAGCAGCTCTGTATTAACTTGAGCAGTCTCATCTATAATACATCCATCTAAATAAATTCCTCTTATGCTATCTGGATTTTCAGATGACAGTAAAGTAATTCTAGCACCATTAACAAAATCACATCTTAATTCTGTTTCGTTATACTTTGTTCCTGGAATACCTTTTGTAAAATGTTTTAAATAATCAAAAGCTATCTTCTTTGCCTGGCTATAAGTCGGAGCTATATAGGCATACCTTGGTTGATGATTTTTACTTGTCATCGCTGCTTTGATTAAATGATTAATACACAAAACAGTTTTGCCAAACCTCCTATGACAACAGAGTAAGCTATATCTAAACTTATCTAGTTGCTCATGTATATAAGCTTGAGCCTTTCTTGGAGTATAAGGTATTGTAACTTGCATTAGTGAAATGTTGGAACTTTCTCTGAATGCCAATATCTCATTTTAATTCTTGCAAATACAAAGTCAGCAAACTCTATAATATCTTTTTGATCTTCAAAGCCATCAAAGCTAACCACCAACTCATTATTGTATGTAGTAAAGCTATAAGCAGATATGTTTTTATATTTATCTTTAATCTTTTTGGTCATCTAAATGTGTTTAAGTGTCTTACCTATGATTATATGTATTAAATACGCAGTACCATTTTTGTGGTGTGGTCCATTTCTACGGAAACTAAAAAGCTTTTCCTGGAGAAAACATTAATAATTGATGGACAGTCAACTACTCTAGCTAGTAATCATTAATTAATTTAAACAAGGTAGTGAATATAAGTGAATTACTTTCTTATAACCAAACCTCATGACGCAAGAGGTAACTTTACTTGTCCTTTATAATACCGACCTCTACATCATCTGGAGTTACATCAACAACATTCTTATCATTAGTATTCCACTTGATCTCAATCGTTGTATCAGTCTTAACTTCTTGTCTGTCTCCATAAACTGGAATTAGTTTAGAAGCTAACCACTTGGCTAATCCTACCTTCTCTCTAACAATCATTATGTTTCGATTGTCAGCATGTTCCAACTCATCCATTGCATTCTCAATATAAGTTTGAGCACCAATTCTTCTTGCTTCGTTTATTCTTTCAAGAAAGGATTTGTTGTTTGTAATCTCTTTATAAATTCTGGTTAAGCTTGGCATATCCTTTTGTCTTGCAAGTCTAGCAAGAGGAATACCATTCATTAATTCTGTACAAATCTTATTCGTTAATTTGTCGTTTATTACTAGCTCTTTGGTCATTATATTTAATAATATTATTGGCAGATCTTGCTTTGCCTTCTTTAGTTTTAGGTCCAGTAGAATAACCACCATGCACTTTGCATCTTATTCTACCATTCTTCATTACTATGCCAGGAGCTCTACAAGGTCTCTTACCTTGTTTCGTTAATGTTTCGCAAGGCAGTTTGAATTTCATTGTTAGCAAAACCTAATCTATTGATATGAAAAAAAAAAGAGAAAAAAAAATAGTTCCAACAGCTTCTATTATTCTGTTTGAAAGCAGTTACTATTATTTTACAGCTCCAAGATAACTTTGCAACTATGATGTTTTAATATTTTGTCTTATGTGATTTATTTTATAAAAATATTTTGAGGATAAGTTAATTAACTAAACTTTTTGATTAGTATGTCAACACTTTGTGCAATAACTTTATTTGATAGCTTATCTAATACTTTGTCATACATTCTCTTTACACTTGTTCTATGAATACCAAAATACTTTCCAATGACTGTCCATTTATTTCTGTTAGCTCTCATCCAGGAGATCTTACGCATCAATACTGGATCATCTGATATATCTGTTTCAATCATCAACAATAGATCTATTGCTGTATCATAATTTTGCATTTGCTTTGGAGTACCTCTTAATTTTAATTTAGGCTCTGCATGATAACCCCAGTCTTTTTTATCATAATAAGTTTCAAGCATTTGATACATACTAGGACATCTTCTATTATTTGGAGCTCTTATAAATCTTTCTGCAATAGCAGCATCTGCAAGAATATTAATAATATTACTTCTTACATATAAGTATTGGTTTATCTCATGCTCTATCTTTGACATTTTTTTAAGATCCAAGGATATTGTAATTGCTCTGGTTTAACTTTATTAAATTCTTCTGTTGGCAAACCTTCTAACTTCTCCAGGAGTTCCCATTGGTCCAAGTTTGGATATAGATAACTTCTGATTTTAATTTGTTCAGCATCTTTGATCTGTTTGAAATGACCATTTAAAGTTCTAAAACCTTGATTGGAATATTTTTTAAATCCTAGACTTTCTATAAATTTTTTATGGCTTGGCATATCAAAAGAAATATACTTCTCTTGCTTCATACTTATTAATGGCAAATCGTTGACTTTAATTTGACTTAATTTAATTAGCAGCTCTTCAACTTCTTTTTTAGATAATTGGAATAGACCAGCTATATCTACAATTCTAATATAGGCAGATCTTTTTTGAACATTATAGTTTGAACAGCAATAGTGATAAATTCTAAATTCTTTATCAGTCAATGCTGCATTAATAATATTAGGATCTGTTAGATAAAACTTTGACATAGTTATTCCTCCTTACAAAATTTTTATTGTGTTCGTTATCTTCAGTAATTCTTTTGAGTAAGTAATCTTTTGATTGGCAAACCTTGATATGTTCCTGGACCTTAAATTCTAAATACTGTAACCACTTATCTAAATCGATGTGTTGTAGATCTCCTTTAGATGGAGCTATTCTTCGAACAGAGAGGCTCTCTAATGGACCATTATCTGCTTTACCGACAGTTGTATAATAGAGCTCAAAAAAAGGTATTTGTAGAGCTGTTGCAATTTCTAAATAGATCCGCTTTGTATAAAAAGGCTTTGTTTTATACTGATTATTAGCATTGAAGATTAAATCGGCTAAAAATAAGGCTTTTCCACATGCTGGACATTGAGAAATTTTATCAATATCCGAATAAGCTATGCCATTATGTTGGTTTCTATGCCATATTGAGTATGGTGTCTTTAAAACTCCTGGATATTGCTCTTTTCTAGCCATTTAACCTCAATAATCTGTTGAAATAGATAGTCAACTAAATTTATGCGTTTTGGATAAACTCCTTTACTTTTCCAGGTTGAATAACTATATAAATGATAATGTCTGATATTCAAAAATATCCAATTAAAGAAAGGCAAATAGGCGATTGGTCTAATGTTGCTGAACTTCATCGATTACAAAATTGTAAGAACAATTAAAGGCGGATTGCTTGGAACGCAAATGGCAGATGTTTTATTTATTTATAAAAAAAAATTCAATCAATCAGATGTACAACAAAAAAGACTTCATCTTTATGGAGAAGAAGGAGTTGTTTTTAAAAGATCTTTAGATGTCATAATGAGAAAAAAGAATGAAAGACAAAGACATGAGATGATGAATAAATTTACAGATGAATTTAATTTAACAAAATTTACTACAAACCAAACAACATCTCCAGGAACTTTACTTGGTAGAGCTATCGAAAATACTGGTTATACAGCAAGACAATTCGCAGAAAAAACTGGAATTAAAGCACCTTCATTATACCATCATGTAAGCGGTGGCAGAGAGATCTCAAGAGAAATTGCTATAGAGTATGCAGACAAACTTAATTGCGATCCAGTTGATTTAATGTTTGATAAAAAGATGTGTCCAGTCTGGGCAAAAGTTGATTTGCTAAAACCAACTGAATTAGAAGATACTTATAATCCTGGAAGATTATTTAGTTATGCAATCGAAGATAAAGATTTTGAAAATGTTGTTGTACCAAGAGATCTTTACAGAGAAGATATTAAAGCAATTAAAATTACTGCAAGAGGATCAATGTACGATAATAAAATTGCTTTTTATTACAGAGCAGAAAATAAAGAAAATAATATTTTAAATCAATTATGTGTAGTTGGTGTTGAAGTTCCAGTTGGTCCAGTTGAATTTACAAATGATACAGAGACAAGATATTATTTTGGTTTATATGAAGAGGTTAGAGGTCAATGTAATTTAATAAACCCAGATCCATATTCTGGAGATTTAGAAAATAAATTTATTTTAAAAAATTTTGAACCACAATTTATCACACCAGTTGCAGCTCTTGTAAATCCAGATGCTGTAAGAGATCAAACAGATTTGAAAAAAACTATTCCACATTCAGCTTTATTTAGAAGAGAAGAAATGCTTGCAGCTGAATTAGAAAAAACAAAAAAATTATTACATGCAAAAGATAAATACGAAGAAGATCTTGGAGATGTTATTAAAGCAACAAAAGCAGAAGCTGCACAAGTAAAAGCGACAGCACAAAAAGCTTATGAATATGCTTTAGAGCAAGAAAAAAAATTAAGAGAAGATATAAAAAAAATTTCTAAAAGTATTGAACAACAAATGTATGAAGAAAAAGCAAAACATAAAATTGATTTATTTCAAAAAATTGGAGAAAAAATTAATAGAGATAGTAGAGCAAAATTAAAAATTGTTGGTGGTAAAAAATAATGATTTGGAAGTTAGACGAAAACAAAAACGAATATACAACAGCTGCTGGAGCAGCTAAATATATTGGATTACCAAGAACAACTTTTATTTATTACACAGCAGATGAACATCCTTACAAAGTTCCATACAAAATAATGTTATTTAAAAAGGTTTTTTACAAATCAGATTTAGATGAGTTTGTCGAATATGATAATAAAATCAAATACATAATAAATATGAATAACTGAAACAAACCAGTTTCAGATCCTTTAGCAGAAGCTTTAGAAAAAACATTACCGACCTTTGCAAGAAAATTAAAAATCAATCATTACTCCCCAACACAATTTGCTATTCCAGATGCAGCTTGGTTATTCAAGTATGTATTTATGGACCAGAAGATGAGAAGAGAATTACTTCCATCTAATGCAGCTATGGAAGCTGGAAAAATTGTTGGAGAAGTTCTTCAAAGAATTTACGCAGATACAATTTATAAATTACATCCAGTTAAGAAAAAAGTTGCACCAACAACAAATGAAAAAATTACAAAAGATGCAGCTCTCCAGGAGGAGATAGAAAAATTAAAAGAGTATGTTCCTAATGATGAGAAGGATAGCGACAAGAAGCAAAAATATTTAGAAGAAATTCCAGAAGTAATTAATAATGCTTTATCTGGATTAAAAGAACTAGCGGTAGCAAGTCCTGTAACTTGCGAAAGACAAATATCAATCGATCAACTGGAAGGTTTTTCTTCTCCGTTGTTACCAACAGTTGGTAGAATTGATTTTGATTTTGGTATCAATAGTCATGAGTTCGGTACACCTCTCACAGAGACTAATCCGACATCCCAAGTGGATGCCTTTCCTCATAAGATTATTGAGCTAAAAACCAAGTGGAGCCGATTAGGTAAAGTTAAAAAGGATGGATCTAGGAGTTTTCTTGTTTCCTCCGTACCAGCTACCGCTAGTTTTAATCATGTTTGCCAGGTGGCAACATACGCAGCTCACTTTAATTTTAAAGTTCCAGCTTATTTACTTTATGCAACAAAATCTGGTTACACTATTTTTGATAGTACCAACTGTCATCATTTAACAGTTGATGGAATGAAAAAGAATTTACAAATAATGTTTAATACTTTTAGAAGAAGAGAACAGATCCTAACTTTATATCAAGATTACACTAGAGAAGAAATTATTGAAGGAGCAGCATCTTTGATGGACATGAACCTAGACCATCCATTTGCTTGGAATGGAATGCCACCAGAATTATTAAAAGAAGCTAAACTGTTATGGAAGCTATCATGAAGTTAGAAGAATTTTATATCCAAAGAAAATTGGACCAACATAAGCAACAAGTAAAGAGAAGAATTTTATCGGCTCTCTTTATTTTAATCGTAGGAGGAATAACTATATGGCTGATATAAAAGATAAGCTAGTCCAGGCTGTTAATGAATTTAAAAAATCATTAGATGGACAAACAATCCCAATACATGGAAAAAGCTATGCTACTGTTGCATTAAGAGTAGCTGTTGCAAGAAGAGTTCTTGGAACTGCATTAGATATTGTAACAAAATAGTAAGTATCGATGTAAATACAGTAGTGATGCAATCGGATATTTATATTGATGGTGTTCATGTATCTACTGGTCATGCTGAAGAGAAAAGAGCAGCATCAAAAATAAATCAAACTTCCGCTTTAGAGAATTGCGAAACCTCTGCTACTGGTAGAGCTCTTGCTTTCCTAGGCTTTATTTCAGATGGAATTGCATCTGCTGAAGAAGTTTCAGCTGCAATAGTGCAGCAAGACAAAAAGATCCAAACAGCTTTAAAAGAATTAGAAGCTGTGTCTCACAAAGGATCTTATCAAGAATGGTTGTCTAAAAATAAAGCAATGTTAGGAGATCTGAAGATTAAAAATCCGATTGCCTACACCACCTTTATGGAAGATTTCCAAGTACACAAAACCAATCTGCAAACCAAAGGAGTTATTTAATGTCAGATGATTTTAATACAGAAGCTAAAAAAGACAGACCAGATCTTGGAGCTGCTTTTATAGCAACAAATAAAAAATCTCCACAGTCATACGATATGTCAGGAACTATTGTTGTTGATGGAGTTAAGCATCGTTTCGGAGCTTACAAACAAAAAGCTAGCGGCAAAGGCAAGATGGCTGAAGGTACAGAATTTTATACCTTTTACAGAGTTGAACTAGCCGATGAAGCTAATGGTGGTGGAGCTGCTGATACAAGCTTCAACCCAAGTGAGTTGGAGGCTTAAAGATGGACCCAGATAAATTCAAATCAGTTGCAATCAACATCAAGACTTATCAGTTACTTGAAGAGCTTTCTCAAAAAAGATTTGAGCTACCGATAAGTATGTCAAAGACTGTTGAGTTTTATGTTCAAAGAGGTCATGAGGATTTTAAAGGTAAGGATGCCAAGAAAAAAACTTCATAACCGCCTGGAGGAACTAGAAAGTTCCAGACAAGATCAATATGGATCATTCGAAGAGAATATGAATAAGATTGCTTCTTCATGGTCCATAATCTTGGACAAACATTTAATCGCACCAATCGAAGGATGGCAAGTTCCATTACTTTATGCTCAAGCAAAATTAATTAGAGCCACACACAAATTTAAAGAAGATAGTTACGATGATGCTTTGGCATACATCGTTCAAGCACATGACATGCACAAAGAAAAATCAGAAGAGATCGATACCGATGAGTTACTTGGTATGGAAGCTAAACCAAGAACTAAATGGTAGATCGACTTTTGAAAAAGATGACAAATTTCAAGCCGAATATAAGGAATGGTTAAAAAATGAATTACGAAAAAAAGATCCTCAATAATGTAATCCAATTTCCAGGAACTAATAATCCTAAATTAGATGAAAGAGAAAAAGAAGTTGCAAGACTATTACATAGTGCAGCTTACAAAATGAGCTTAAATGACTGGGATAAGCATCCAATCACACACAAAGAATTATCAGCATTATCAAATTATGGCGAAGCAATAGAGCATCCCCCAATCGTAGCAAGCAGATTAATTTCTGTTCTTGCAACATCATTAATCAGAAACTCTATGGAGGATTTAATATGAGTAGAAAAAAAAGAGAAAGTTATATTTCTTATGACAAAGAAGCTTTCTTAAATAAAGATACTGGTCCATTTACAAGACTAGATAATACCGCTTGGTATTTAAAAAAGAAAAATACTAATGATGGAGAGATAGGTTATTTCCTAAATCTTCATACAAAGTTCCAACAGATGCCTAACGCATGTTTTGCAGCAACAGCTGAAAGAACACCAGAGCTAAATGTTCCAGCAATTAAAACACAAATAAAACAATTTATGGAGGTCAATAGTGAAAGTAATTAGAGACCAGAAGTTTATAACTTTTTGTGAAATGCTTGGATCTAATATGAGGTTTTGCAGATTAAAGTTTGGAATGCCTCAAAAGTCATTGGCTTATCATTTAGGAGTTAGTCATCAAAATGTTCAAAAGTATGAGGCTGGAGATATTATTCCTTCTGCATACAGATTAAAACATATTGCAGATTTCTATAAAGTTAAAACAGATGATTTAGTAGATCCAACTTTTATACATAGATCTACAAAATCTAATGAAGCTTTAAATACAGCACCATCATTTGATGCCACAAAGTATGAAGAGTTTGACGATGAGTATCCGCCAGGATCTGGAGCATTAGAAAATGATCCAAAGATGCAAGCTACTTATGATGCAATACTGGAGGACAAATAATGGCTATATACAGATCTCCATTTTTTCACATTGATATTGAAGAGCAAGATTATCCAGATGCTGATTGTAAATTTATGATTAGCTTATGGCATGAGCCTAAAGTTGGTGGAAGTAGAGAACTTATTGCAGTTTGTTTAAGCGATAATGTTCCATTACTTCAGTCAACCAGGAACAAAGGCAATGTTGTTGAGAGTGTTACTAGACCTCATGATATTGCAATTCCTTATGGCGAAGATGTCGATAAGTTTGCAAGACTTAAAGGCGATCTTGATGAGACTAATCTTGAGCTTACTAGAGCTTATGAAAAAATAACAGAGCTTGAAAAGAGATATGTCAAAAATAATTAAAACTATAACTGGAGAAGCGGCATTTGTTTTGGAAGAAACTTTTGAATCTGAAGCTAAAGCTACTGAAGGAACAGAGCCTCTTACCCAGGAGGTAACAGAAATAGAAGTTAAAGTTAATAATACAAAATGGAAAAAATCTAATGAGTGAAATACGACATGACTTGCCAATAGACAGTAAAGTTCAAAGATTAAAAAGAAGATACCAAGGATTGAGTAGAGTAGCAGCAGCTATAAATGATCTATATATCTATGGAGTATATCCTTCTAATTTTCCTAATTTAACTGTCGTTTTAGAACAAGCTAAAGATCATTGTAAGGAGCTAATTAAAGAAACTAAAAAAGAGATAGCCTTTGTTGAAAATCCTAATGGATTATATGACCTGGTTTATGATGAGATAATTGAAGATGCAGATACAGAAACTGCAAAAAGAAAAGATGAAAATTAAAATAGCAGAGAAGATAATACTAGATAGAAAACACCAGCATATTATCGCTGCATTAAATCAGAAGATAGAAAAGTTAGAAAAAGATAATGCTGAAATGGCTAATATAGAGAAGCAGCATAAGTATATGAATGGAGAACTACATAAAGAAGTGAGTAAATTAAATAAAGATAAAGAAGAATTAAAAAAAGAGAATGCTATTTTTAAAGAACACCTTCAAGCAGAGCTGTTAAAAAAGAAGTGATGCCTATCGCTTTTCTTATGATGTTAATCATAATGTCGTTTTTCCTACAATATTTGTAAAATAAAACCTACACAGAGCCACAGAGACTGCGATCTTGCAGCCTCTATGAACTTCTGTACCTAACTATTTATCGATTATTTGTGAAATTATTGAAGTTCCAAGATGTTTGCCTCTTGCTTTAGCAATTCTTGCTTGGTCATCTTTAGATATATCTACAAGATGATCTCCATATATTTCTGAAGTAGTTGTAAATTTAACATGACCAGCTTGAGCCTTAACTTCGTTTTGGTCCATGTCTTGATCTCTTAAAGCTTTCATAAGTTTAGTACAAAACCTATGTCTAAAAGTTTTCATTGGATGACCTTTTAATGCAGATGAATTTATTACAACAGTTCCATCTCTTTTAAATGTACAATCAGCTAATCCTTCTTCAGAATAACCTCTCCAAACTTGATTGTTAATATATTTGTAACTTGCTGGACCATTTAATCTGATAGCTGGTAGCACAAAAGGATTATTTTTTTCTAATCCATCAAGATAATAAAACCACATTTTTAAAAATTTAATATTATCATCATCAAGATTTAAAGTTCTTCTGCTACCATCATTTTTTAACCTATTTAGATAACCACCTTCAGCTGTTATCCAAACACCTTCAACTTTTAATGTTTTAGCATCCAGGTTAATAGAAGATCTTTTTAAGCCTTGCATTTCAGATGGTCTTAATCCAAACATAAACATCATAGAAAAGATTGCAAATCTGTAAGCTGCATCTCTGTCTAAATTATTTGAATTTTTCCAATGAAGATAAGCATTAGTAATTAATTTAAAGCATAACTCTTGGCTTAAAACATTAGTAGGTTTTCTTTTAATTTCGTCATCATCTTTAGGTATGACATAATCATAATCATAGATCTTAAAAGTTTCCAAGTCTCTACATGGCTTCCAACCTCTCATGTTAGCTTGCTTTAAAAAATGTTTAATATCTTTGACTGCATTTCTTAAAGTTTTAAATGTAACTTTGTCATCAAAAGCTTTCTTTAAAAAAGCTTCCATATCGCCTAGTCTAAAATTAGATAATAAAACTGTCTTATCCATATAAGGAATAATCCTTTTATTATAAGTAGTCATATATCTTGCTAATGAATGAGCTGTTACTCTGTTATTGTCATTCTTTAAAGCTAACTTTAATTCAGCAAATTTAAGGAAAGCATCAACGAATGTGATGCCTGGTGTTGTCTCTGATTTACCACCAGATACTAATTTAAACAAAGCTGCTTTTGCGTCTGTCTGTTTAGTAAATGGAGATCCATCAACTTTGATTGTTTTTCTGTCAGCAGTAGATTGAATAATCCACTTACCATTTTTTGGTGTAACTCTATAAGATATTGTCATAGATATTTAATAGCTTTATGAGATAACTTTCCAAGAGTTATTTCCTCTATTATAACACCTAGTAAGTGTTCACTATTTATTAAAGTGAAACAACATAGTGAATTATAGTGAAGATATTTCCTACACATCAAATTCTCCAAGATGTTATGAGAAAGTAAGAACATAAAGCAAGCCTTTCCTAGTTGGTTGATATAACAACCGACACAAGAATGATGAGGCTAGAATTGTTCAGATTAACAGTCAACTGCTCTACCAACTGAGCTACCGAGGAATGTCTTATAAAACAAAAGTTTTTTATAACATCTTCGTTCAACTGTAAATCTTTTAGTGAAAAAAAATTCACTAAATACAATTCAAGAAACAAAATTCTCAAATCAGTCAACACTACTTATATCAAAGTTAGGATTTTATTATATAGCAAATTCACTATATTTAGATTCACTTTTGGAGAGTAGGATAGGAGAGGAAGGATATTTTTGACTATTTCTTCTTTTTAAAAGCTGATTTCTTTTTGTGAGAATAAGCCTTTTTCTTTTTCTTTTTTTTGTACATTTTTATTCCTTGTATGTTCAGCCTGGCAATCCTTATCTGGTGGATAGCCTGGAGTTTGTATTCTGCAAAACCTTAAACCTTTAGCATCACAAACGAAGCTTTCAGTTTCAGTTTTACAGTAGTCGCACTTAACAGCTATTACTAGCTTTCTGCCTTTTCGCATATTTAATTGATTTAATCTAAACTTGAGATGCTGATAATTTTACCATCTTTAACAACAGCATTAACTTTGCTGCATTTATAATCAGCATTAGAATTTCTCATTGCATATCTTTTTTTTGCTAAACAAGTTTTAAAGTCTGGCATAATAAATGTTCTTTTAACTCTGGAGGATTTCCAAGATATAACATTAGAGCTAATGACTATTTCCATTTTGCCTTACCTTGTCTTTAAGTGTTTCTATATCTTTAAGAGCTTTTGTTAGCTGCTCTTCAAGATGATCTAATTTAATTTGTGTGTGAATATTTTTATCTAAAGCTTCTTGTTGCTTATCTGTCTGTTTAAAGAGCTCTTCTATAAGCATAAAGATCTCTAAATTTTTTGGAGTTTGATCTGCCTTCTTTAATAGATCTGCTTCAAATAAAGTATCAGATGTTTCTAATCTAGTTACTCTTTCTACTATTCCAAAGTAACCCCAAACACCAATAGCAACAGTTATTACTATTGATATTAGATTTCTCATTGGCATTGAGATTGCTGTATTGTCTGAAACCTTCATCTGCTGCTTTTAAGAGATTGAATATCTACTGAATTAATATGATCTAGTTCTTTCTGTTTTATAATAGCATTCTCTTCTTTAATTTATGAGTAACAGCTCCAATAGTCTTTTCAGCTATAAGTTTTGTTAGCGGATTTTTAAGTAAAGCAAACCACATTTAATATAACCAACAGTTAGGTCTGGCATCAAAGCCAAGATCTGCATTTAATAAATCTATATGGATAAATGTTTTAGCAACTCCTAATCCAGTAACTTTGTCTGCAAAGTAAGATATAATTTGTTTTCTATGTTGAGAGTTAGAGACATGTATATCTACTGCATAACCGCTTGTATGAGGACCAGAGAGACCAGTAGAGGAGACTTTGCTGTTATGGTCTGGACATCTATAAGCTGAAGTAATTGTAAGCGGACCAAGCTCATTTCTAGCTTTCTGTAATAGATCTAATATATCAGAAGATATTTCTAATCTATCGCAACAGCTGCATCTAAACTCATCTGGTTTAAAGTTACACCAATCCTCTTGCCAGTCGCCTGGCTCTCTTATTATTGTCATTTGATTTCCTATTTTAAATTGAAATAACCGATACAAGCAGCAGCTAAAGATCCTAACACTACAAGAACTTTAACAATTCCTTTACCAGTTGATACATGATCGCTTAATTGTTCGACCTTCTTTTCAAGTCTTTCAATAGACTTTAAAATATTATTCATTCTTTCAGCACATAGTTTTTCATGTGAAGAAAGTCTTATGCCTACTTGTTGATTAACTATTGTTGCTGTTTTCTTTTTAGGCATTAATTGAAGATGATGCACCAGCACCACCAACACCACCAGCAGAAGATGAGCCATTTCCACCAACCGCACCAGCACCGCCTCCGCCACCAGTTGCATAGTTTGGTCCACCGCCACCGCTTGTATATCCATCTCCTCCATCATTACCTTGACTTGGATTTGTACTTGGAGTGTTACCGCTAGCACCAGGTCCAGTATTGTTATTGTTTGGAGCTCCGCCACCGCCAGATCCACCAGCCGCAGCTACTGTGTTATGACCATAAGCACCTCCACCGCCTCCAGCAGAAGTTATTGTTGTAATACCACTTCCAGAAATAGAGCTGTCTGAACCGCTTTGAGTAGAACCTCCTTGATTTACTACTCCTGTTCCTCCAGATCCAACTGTGACTGTATATGTAGTTCCTGGAGTTATACTTACTGAACTAGCTGATCTAAATCCTCCAGCACCTCCAGCTCCAGCATGTGCTCCAGATCCTCCAGCACCTCCACCAGCGATAACTAAAAAATCTGCTGAATAAAATTGTGGAGTTTCTAAAGTTACATCATCATCAACTGTTGGTATCCAACCTTGCGTTACATCAATGTAAGTACAAGTTATTGATTGACCATTTGTATTATATTCTGGATTTGGAGATGTATTGCCTTGAAATTTTTTTGAATTAGGATTTATAATAATTTTATTTGTGCCAAAATTTCTTGCATAATCTACAAACTTAATAGTATCTCCAACACTAGGATTTGATGGCATTGTTATTGTGCAAGTGTTTGAAGTAGTATTTATTGGATAACCTTTACCAGATACAGCATTTAAAGTTGATGCTGTTACTACTGATTGCCAATTAATGTAATCTGAAGCATGTGCTGTAACTGAACTTTCTGAAATTCTGGCATCGGCAAATGTACCAGAAGTTATTTTTGATGCAGCAAGATCTGGTACTTCAGCAGCATCCAAAGTTATCTTTGCATTATCAATTATTCCATTTGTATTTGTGCCAAGTAAATTGGCTATATCTCTTGCTCTTGTCATTTAAGATTTCCTATAATTTTTGATTAATAAAGCAGCACCAAATTGATGATGCCGCTTTAATTTTATTTTTGATTAGATAACTATTGTGTTAGCTTCTTCTTCAGTTAATGCTTCGCCAGCTATTAACTTTGCTTTAGCACTAGCTTTTAATTCTTCTCTAGTTGGTAAAGTTGTTTCATACTCTAACTGTTCAACACCTTTAGCTTTTAATTCATCTTCACTTGGTAAATTATCTCCTTCATAAGTTTGAGACAAAGTTTCATAGTTAAATGAATTAGTACCACTTTGAGAAAGATTTAATTTACTTAAACCTCTATTCAAAATTGACATTTTAGGTAAAGTTTTTTCTTCGCCATTTACAGTTACAGTATAAAATTCTTCATTATTTGTTATGTTTGTCATTATTATACTCCACTCATTTTAGTTAATTTTGTTCTGAAAATTGTATTATAACTGTTCACACCACCTGCCTGATGATTACCTAAAATTTGAGCAGTAGATGA